GCGTCGTGTATCGTGGTGCCGACCCAAGGGCCGCTTTCACAGCAATCAACAGTCGCAACACTAAGAATGGAGACACCATGAACCCGGAACTCCTGAAGAAACTGGCGCGTACCATCGCCCAGTTCAAACTCACCCCGGACGAAGCGGAACAGCTCACCACGTCCATCGGTGAGATCATGCAGGGCGCTCTCGATGACATCACCGAAGCCATCGGAGAACAGTCCGAATCTGACAATCAGGAAACCACCCCTGCCCCGGAGGAACCCGTGCAGACTTCCAACGCCCGCAAGACCATCATCATCAACAAAGCCAACCACGCCGCCCACCAGTCGGGTACCGTGAACTTCTCCCACGACCGTAAGACGTGGCTTGACTCCGACGACGCCATGATTGCGTTCGAGCGTGCCTTGATTGATACCGATAACAAGGGTGTCGAAGCGTTCCACCGTGAGTGGGCCGACACCGTGAACCGTAACATGTCGGACACCGCGTCGTTTGGCGTTGACGATACCGACGTGACCAAGTTCATTCCGACCGAAGCCATCACCACTATCTCGGACGCTTTGAACACGCGCGGTTCCGGCCTGTGGAACCTGCTGCGCAAAACCGGCATGGATCGCCTCACCATCGGCGGCAACATTACTGGTCTGACTGACCAGACCCGCGCCCACGGCTACCCGGTGGCCTCCTACGGCACGGAGAAAAAGGAACAGGTGCTTTCGTTCGTGAAGCGCGAGCTTCAGGCCGACTACACCTACAAGTACATCACCCTGAACAAGGGCGATATCCGCCGCACCCAGCGTCCGGGCGCTCTGCTCCGCTACGTGCTTCAGGAACTCCCGAACTACATCATCCAGACCATCGAACGTCAGATCACGTTCGGCGGTTACACGGACATGGCGCATTTCCGTTCCGTCGTGACCGACGCAGCAGACGAGTCGCCCGTGTGGAAGGGCAACTGTTTCGCGCTCTCCTACACCATGACGGATAACACTCCGCTGATGGACTTCGTGCGTGCCTCCCACATGGTTCGCGCTCAGGGCAACAAAGTGCTGCTGTGCAACGCTGACACCGTGGCCGACCTGCTGATGTCCGCAAACGCTAACGGCAACACGTACATTGCTCTCGGCGGTGACGATACTCTGGCCCGCGCCCTCGGCGTCAACCAGATCATTACCCCGGAATGGTGGACTGACACGGACGACGCCACCACTATGGGCGTCATTATGGCCGCGTCCCACTACGCGGTGGTTGGCGATACGTCCATCGAGGCGTTCACCAACTTCGCGCTGTCCACGAACACCAACGAGTATCTTCAGGAGATTTACGCTGGTGGCGGTCTGGACGCGGAGAAGTCCGCCGTGGTCATCAAGCCGAAGAGTAAATGAGGTGATCTGCCATGACGATTAAACAAGTTCGATTCGTTAAGGCGGGCTCTCGTAACCCGGTTCAGGACATCGCCGAGCTGGCTGTGTTTGACGCTTCGGGTAATCCCGTTGACCCTCCGACTTCCCTTGCCGATGGCAGCGTGACGACCGCGAAGCTGGCTGACAATGCTGTCACTTCCGGAAAGATTCAGGATGTCAGCGTGACGACCGCGAAGCTGGCTGACAATGCTGTAACCGCAGGCAAGATCGCGAGCGGCGTTCTGCCGACCAACGCGACCAAGGAAAAGCCCGGTCTGGTCAAGCAGGCCGCGCACGTTAAAGACCCGGCTGGCGACACTCCGACTAAAGACGAGTTTATCAAGCTCCGTGACGTCTTGGTCACAGCCGGGCTGATGGCGTCCGCCTGACACGCTACCCTAAACAGTAGCGGGACTGCACCGCAAAGGCCCTATCTCCTACAATGGGAGGTAGGGCCTAACTCATTTTCGGAAGGAGCAAACATGGACATTGACGTAAGCGTAATCGATCAAGTGGGAGAGACGGTCTACGCGCGGTGGAAGGACGCCGCGCTCGCAGACCTCGCCAACATCCTATGCCAAAAAGACCTATTCCCGATTACGGATGATTCCGTGGGAATTGTCGTAGGAGATGGCCGCCACATAGCGTTACCGGCATGGTATTCGGATGTGACCAACGTGCAGACCACAGACGGTGTGAAGCTCGATTTTCGCGTGAACTACGATATGGGCGACGGGTGGACGCCCGAAACCAAGTACGCCAACTGTCTGACAATCGCGCAACGTCTTAATGTCGGCACGGCAATAACCGTGACCGGAACGCACGGGTTCGCCAAGCTTCCCGCCCCATTATCTTCAGCATTGGCGGCTGTTATCGAGGCAGACCAGAACGTTCTTGAACAGACCGACCGCATCACTTCCAAGAGCATCGAGGATGTGAGCGTGAGCTACGCAACGATCAACGAGACGGCTATGGAACGCGCGTTGACGCCGTACCAGTCGCTTATCAGCCAGTGGAGCCTATGCCGAAACGGCGGAGACAGCGGCGGTATTCTCTCCCTGCCTCGCAAGCACCATAATCTGCCGTGGTGGCTCAACGCTCAGGATTACATGGGGGGTGACTACGCTTATGGTAACGCTCTGTGACCCGTTCCGCTTGTTCCCGAACCAAGTCCAGACGGCTACGCTTTGGCGGTACACGGCTCCCGGTCTGCCTAACGAACGACTGGCCGACTTGCAGGTGATTGTGAAGCATTCAACCCAGTCCGATCAGCCGACCGAATACGGTTCGTGTATCAGCAGTCGACGATTCCATCTTCAAACGGACACGGTTCCCGAGAACTTGCGGGAAAACATGGAACTATGGCCCGATCTCATGGTGGAATTGTCCGATGGCAGGGTATACCAAGTCACGCAAGCCAGTCGCGGCGATGATATGGACATGGGGGAGACTCGGTTCATCACCGTGTACGGGAACCCGTATGGAAGGGATAGTCTATGAGCTACCGACTACAGTTGTCCGCTGAATGGGCTCGCAAGCTCTCCACCCAACAGTTGAACAAGGGTGGCGTGAAAATGATGACGGACATTCTCAAGATGGCACGTCAAAACGCTCCCGTCTTGACCGGCGCTTTGCGTAACAGCGGACGTTTCCAACAACTTTCCACAATGAAGTGGCGTATCACGTTCGGCAACAGTCGCGTACCTTACGCACGTATCCGCGAACACACGAACCGGTTGCACCCGAACACGGTACGCTACCTCCAGCGGGCTAGGAACACTGCCGCCAGCCGTGCCAAGTCGTATTTCAACCTAGGATAGGAGCGACATCATGATTGATCTGGCCATGTGCATGACCCTACAGAACGAGGGTTTCGGCACTTACGGAAAGACTTTGTTCTTCGGTACCAGTCCCGTATTGGACACGGGCAGCGTCACGAACGCCGAGGGCATCTGGGTCAACGCGAACACCGTGGACATCAACGGCGACCTGTACACCGATCAGCTCACCATCAGTAGCCGATACTTCGACGTGATCGAACAAGGGCGTCTAATGCTCCGACTCCTGCACTTCATCAACAATCGTCTGCATGACTATTGCCGACTGACCTGCGACCCCATTGCCGATATTGACTTTATATCAATCCGCGTGCATCCGGCGACCGCCATCGACATGGACGCCATCGACGGAGAAGGCCGTTGGGTGAAAAGCATCCGATTCAACGTGGATTACAAGCTCTCCATCGAAAGGTAGAATAGGAACCGTCCATTAGTCGCGCGCGTGCAGTCCCGTCCGACGAAAGGACATTACAATGGCCTCCTACCCACTGATCGGTAAAAAGACCGTATACATTGACGACCTCGTAATCAGCCCCGACTTTTTGCAGGATGAAGTGGGTACCATTACCCTGACTCCCGGCACTACCGAGGTTTCTTCGCAATCCGGCACTATCAACGTGCCGAACGGTTCATACGAGGAAATGAGTTTCGAGATCAACATCATCTGTCCGAGCGTCCGCTTCCTCGGCATGTTGTTCCCCGAACTGTACCACAACGCGAAATTCAAGCGTGTTATCTCCGGTTCGCTGTCCGAGACGGGTCAAGTTCGGTTCGGCGGCAACGAATGCGTATCGAACACCCCGAGGGACATCATCATTCATAACGTGTGCGATGGTCATTCGTCAGCGCAGGACTTCCGTATCCCGCAGGCGCTAATCAGCGCTGGCGGCGAGTTCACCGTGAGCCTGTCCAACCCGTTCGTGGTCACGTTGTCCGGTTCGATGACATCCGGTGCGAACGGTGCCGTCGTCATGGGCGAACTTGATCTTGATAACCCGTCGTATTACGACGAGGATTACGGCATCAAGACGGAGACCGTTGAGGTCACAGCGCTTACCGCTTCCCCTACGAACATTTCCGGCAAAATCGGTGATCATGTGACAGTGAATGTGGTGGCCTCCCCGAATGGTGCGACTGGCAGCATCACCGCCACGGTAGCCGACACTGAGAAGGCCACCGCTACGGACAACGGGGATGGCACTTGGGATGTTCAGTTGAAGCAGACCGGTACGGGTACCGTCACGTTCAAGGATGGCAGTGTGCAGACCGTGGTTAACTTCAATATCAAGTAAGTGAGCATAAGTAACGCCCGCCACCAGAATTGTGGGTGGCGGGCGCAGTTGAGATGGAATGTTCCTAGAGCGGGAACAGTCACATGATATCACATGATTGGAGCAATAATGACCACACCGGTTTTGAGCATCGACACCCGCGAATCGTTCCGCACCCTCACCGTGAAAATCGACGGTACGGTGTACACCATGCGTCCTCTTGGCTCTAAGGACATGCTCACGATCTTGGATAATGCGGAGACAATCGACAAGCTGAGCGCTGGCGTGGCGAACCGTGAGACTTTGGAAACCGCGGAAAAGATTATTTTCCCGCTGGTTGAATCGCTTATGAGTCCAGCCGATAAATTCTCCGAGTGGGCTGAACAGACCCGTAAGCGTAGCGACCTTGCCTATCAGCGTGCCATGACCGCGTTGTGCGGGCTTATGGCGAAGAACATCACCGTTGACATCAAGGGCGAATAAATGAAGTCGTGGGATAGCCTGCTTACTCCCGCCGAGCGGGAGGCGATGAAGAGTTACAAGCAGAAGGAGGCGGCTCGCAAGCCGCTTCCGAGCGTTCATATCCTCGCTGAGCTTGGTGACTTGTATGGGTGGCAGGCTATCCGCGACGTGTTGGAAAACAAGGTTGATTCCTCTCTGATGATGAACCTGCTTAGGGAGGGACGTCGTATCCGACGGCGTAGACTGGCGGAACAATATCTCATGACGTTCGATTGCATCACCGCCGCGTTCAGCAAGCATGGCGACCGCAGGATTAACACGATTATCGAAAAACTCGGGAAGGACGTGTGATGGCAGACTCGACACTGACTCTAGACGCCGAGATCAACACCGGCGATTGGAACGCTGGCGTAAAGGATATTCAATCGGGTAGCCGTCAGATCGAAGAGTCGGCGCGACATGCTGATGAAGCGTTTGGGAACGTTGATAAATCTTCAAGCAAGTCTTCCAGCGGGTTAGGGAAGTTCGGTGCCGCCGCCGGTGCCGTTGGCGGTCTTGTTTCCTCGGGTATCGGTATGGCTGTGGACGCCATCGGTGATCTTACCGGGGACATTATCGAAGCCTCCGACTCTGCGGACAAGTTCAAAAGCACGCTGAACTTCGCAGGACTGGATACGGGTACGATTGACGCGCTCACAGCCAGCACTCAAGCTTACGCCGACCAGACGGTTTATAGTATCAGCGATATTCGTAACGTGACCGCTCAGCTTGCCGCGAACGGAGTACAGGGCTTCGACAAACTAGCCGAAGCCGCAGGCAATTTGAACGCGGTCGCGGGCGGTAACGCGCAAACGTTCAGCTCGGTGGGCATGGTGCTTACGCAGACCGCTGGCGCTGGCAAGCTCACCACGGAAAACTGGAACCAGCTAGCCGACGCCATCCCCGGTGCATCCGGCAAACTTCAAGAGGCGATGCTCAAGAACGGGGCTTACACTGGGAACTTCCGCGACGCGATGGAGAAAGGCGAGATCAGCGCGGAGGAATTCAACCAAGCCATAATGGACTTGGGTATGACGGACGCCGCGAAACAGGCCGCGACATCGACCAGCACCATTGAAGGTGCGATGGGTAATCTGGAAGCGTCCGTGGTTGGTGTGGGTACGACGATTCTTGACCAGTTCAAAGGCCCGTTGACATCCGGTATCAGCATGTTGGCGCAGAGAATTAGCGGACTTAGCGGCGTGTTTACTGGACTGGTGCAGACTGTCGGCCCGATTCTCTCACAAATCGGCACAACGTTCCAGACAGCGTTTCAACCAGTTGTGGGAATGGTGCAATCTCAGTTGCTTCCGGCACTCAATCCGCTTATGAGTGCCTTACAGAATATCGGCAATGCCATCATGCCTATTATCACAGCCGCAATCCAGACCATTGCACCAGTGTTGTCTACCATAGTGAGCAATATCGGGCAAACCATGAGCGTTATCGCGACTGCGGTAACGCCGGTGATTAATAACATCGCTGCGTTGATTCAGGCCGTGCTTCCGGTAATCCAGTCAGCGTTTCAATCGTGGGGTTCAACGATTCAGGGTGTCATTAACACGGTTTTCCCATTCATCCAGACGGTTATCACATCCGTTATGAACGTTGTCAACGCGATAATCAGCACCGTATTGGCAGCGATTAACGGTGATTGGTCTGGAGTATGGGAAGGAATCAAGAATATCGCTTCCAGCATCTGGGACGGGATCAAAAGTATCGTTTCTGGTGCCATCAATGCAGTGTCGGGCGTCATCTCAAGCGTCCTGAACGGTATCAGCGGTATTTTCAGCAGTGTGTGGAACGGTATCAGGGGATCGGTAAGCAGCGCATGGAGTGGTATTACCAGCGCTGTCAGCAGTGGCGTTAGCTCGATGATGAGCTTCATCACCAGTATCCCGAGCCGTATCATGGGCGTGTTCAGCGGAGCCGGATCATGGTTGCTGAGCGCAGGCCAGAACATTATTCAGGGTCTGATTAACGGTATTACGAACGCCATCGGCGGTGCCATCTCAGCAGTCAAGAACGCGGTTAGCGGTATCATCGACGGTGCTAAGAGTATGCTGGGTATTCATTCCCCGTCGAAGGTGTTCGACCGTGAGATAGGTCGGATGATTCCGGCTGGTCTTGGACGTGGCGTATCTGAGAACGAGCGTGCGGCCACTCGTCCGGTGGAAGACATGGTGGACTCTCTTCTGCCGTCGTCCATTGTGACGCCCATGCCAGTCATATCTAATCCGGTGAAGCTGAACGCGAATAGTGGCCCGCGTGTGAGCGCGCCTATTACGGTGAACGCTCTTGACCCGAACGCAGCGGCACAGGAAACCGTGAGGGTGATTAATTTTCATTACGTGTGACATGCCGCGCGGGTAGACTGAGGGTATGGCTATCTTCACTCTTGACCCGCGCGACGTTCGTCTTACCCTGAACGGTTTCCCCTTGTATGGGACTGACTCGTATGGGTGTGAGTGGCACGTAACGTTTCAGAACGTTTCGGGATTGTTCGACGGTGTTGGCTCGACCTTGCAGACCAAAGACAAAGCGTGGTCGGATGGTTGGTTTAGCAATATTCCCGTGGCTCATGGTCGTTCGATCAGTGTTGAGGGGCATATTATCGGCAGATGCACGGAAAACTGTATCAACGCTTGGGATTCGTTCAAACGGTCGTTTAATATCACCGGTCAGTCGCTTGTCGTGGAGTTGGGGAATATCAGCCGTCAGGTGCAGGTCATGCAATCGTCTTCCGCCCCATTGGTGGAGTGGGCTGGCGTCAACATTCTCAAATTCAGCATAGGTCTGACCGCTTTAGACTCGTATCTGTACGATACACAGTCAGTGAACGGGAATACTGGTCTGCCAAACAGTCAGGGCGGTATGACATTCCCCTATCATTTCGAGGACATCAACACGCGCAATGGGTCTACGTGGGTCTGGTCTGAAACAACCGTGTCCGGTAGCGTGAGCCTCACTAACACGGGTAGCGCTCCGAGCCCGGTGACTATTCGCATCGATGGGCCTGTGGTCAACCCGCAGGTTGAGCATAGTCCGAGCGGACACATCATGGCGTTCGACATCACGTTGGGCGAAGGCCATTACATTCTTATCAACGGTGCCACCCATGAGATTCTTATCGATGGCACCGACCCGGCACGTGGCAGTGTAATCCGACGTGAATGGAGTTACGCGCAGATCGGGGAGAATGTTTGGATGTTCAGCGCCGAGGAACCATCGAGTAACGCGCGTATGACGGTATCGTTCAACCCGGCTTACATCTAAGGAGGTTTCGGATGTCTTTTATCTCTAACCGATTGCCGCAGGCGAACGGATTATCCTCGGGAACGGCGAGTGTATTATGGCAGCGTTCCGGCTTGCAGTTCTTGGCTGTCACATTGGATGACGGCACTGTGATAGCCGAACTCCCCGACCTCCAACTAACCCATCTGACGTACCGTTTCGAGGAAACGACCAGCGAAACGGCCACTCTCCCGTGGCGCAACGCTCCCCGAAACTGGGATGAAGCCACCACACCGTATCAGGCCGCCATACTACTGGTACGCGAATCCACCGTATTGTGGGGCGGTATCGTGGTCAAACGCGAGCGTGCAATGCGCGGCGACGGTTTGACGCTGACACTGGCAACCGTCGAACACTATCTCGATAACGTGTATGTTCAGGATCACACGTACACTAATCGTGACCAGTGCGAGATAGTGGAAGACCTCGTAACCAGCACTCTTAAAAACCACCGGTTCAACCTCGTTGTCGAAGCGTCACCGAGCAGCATCAAACGTGACCGCACGTATGAGGCCGAAAGCGACAAGACCCTGCTAAGCGTATTGCAGGAGCTTGCCAACGTGTTGAACGGGCCGGAATGGTGTACCTCTTGGCGGGCTATCAACGACGGACATTATGAGCCGGTCATGACGGTAGCCGACCGTATCGGTTCCACCACGCCAAGCACAACGTTCGATGACAGTGTTATGACCACTTTCAGCCTGTTGGAGGATTATACGAACGGTTATGGTGCTAACGCGGTCATGGCAGTGAGTACGGCTGACGCGGGCGACCGTCCCCAGTCCGATTGGATGATAGCAGACCAGCCCCACCGGCCTAGACTCGAATATGTGTTCCAACCGTCAACAAGCATCAAGAACAAGAGCACGCTGAACGAACACGCCAAATCATCGCTGTTGCAGATGCAGAACGGTACCCAGACCATCACAATGGGCTTAAGCCTGCTATCCGCTCCAATGGTGTACGAGGAGTGGAAGCCGGGCGACCTTATCGCATGGACTGTGGAGGAAGACGCCGAGCATTTCCCCAACCATAATCACGGTACCGCCCGTATTATCGGGTATGAGATTGATTTTAGTCAGTCGTGGACTATCACGCCTACGTTGCAGCAGGAGGACGATAATGCCGAGCAAATTCAAGTTCAGTCTCGATAGCGCGGACGCTACGGCCCGCCAGTTCTCGGACATCAAACGACAGTTGCAGGAGCTGCCGCCGAGCATCGTCAACAGCGTTAAACCTATGGTCGATCAGATCACGGCCATGTATGAGGAAGTGCAGACGTTGACGAACAATCTTGACCAGCGGGTGCAGGAAAGCATCACCCGCAACAGTTACACCCGTTCCGAGATTGACGATAAAACACAGGAATGGAACTGGGGGGTATTGGCTCCGAACCGTGGTGGTACTGGTATCGCCAACGCTTATAACAATGTGTTTGCGTCAGGCTCTTGGCGCGCGGTGTGGGTGTTGTCTGACGGTACTATGGGCACGGCTCAGTCGATTCGTGCCGTGAAAACCGATATCGTGGACGCGGACGACTACATCCCCGTTGACGCTCTCCGCAAGGTGAAATGGTGCATCTACCGGATGAAGGATGACAAGAACCAGAATCTTGATGACGCGCAGCCGTTGGTCGGCATGATCGCCGACGATCTGGATGAAAACGGATTGGGGTTCTTCTGCGAATACGATGAAGACGGTACGCTGGTAGGTATCAACTACCCCATGCTTGGTGTGGCGGCGCTCCGACTCGCTCAACAGGTAGCGGATGAATTGGACGCGCTCAAAGCTAAGGTTGATGCTCTATCCACTGAGATAAAATGGTCGTAGACGATTCGGAGGAATGATTATGGCTATCATCATGCACCCGCTTACAGCAAAAAACGGTTCCCCGGAGTATACGGCGGACGATTACAGGCACGCCATCAATCCTCTATTAGTACCGTCCGATGGTACCGCGTTCAACGGTTTGTCTGGCATCCGTTACGGTTCTCCGAGTCCTCTGGTCACGGTGAGCGGCCTGACTGTTACGGTAAAACCTCATTGCGGTACCATCAGCCCGTGGTATGGGCTCGGCGCGTACACTTACGCCATCACCACCAATACGACCGTGCAACTCGCAGACTCCACCAATAGTTACAAGGTTGCGGTGATTGTTGAAGACCCGTCTCAGTCGCATGGTACTACTCCACGCGGCAAGGTCGAAGTGTTCACTGCTGGTACTCCTGACTCGAATATCAATGGTCTGGTGATTGCCGAGGTTAACGCCGGTGTCGCGTCGGACGTGGCTCCGATTGTTCGTAATAACGCGGTGCTGATGGCGCGTGATCTTGACCAGCTTAACACTATTACCGCGATGAACGGGCAGGAGGCTGTGACGATTGCCGATAATGCTTATTATGTCATGGAGCTCGGCACATGGAAGCCGGTTTTTGAAACCGTGAGTGAGTCATGGAGTGGCGGAAAGATAACCGTCATCTACGGAGAATCATCGTGCGCGGTTCAAGTGAATTCCGTGAAAATTGGTTCCGGTTCGTGGGATTCGGCTCAATGGGGTAAGACGATTAGGGAGGCGTACCGTCCGAAAACCGAGATGTCGAGCCATCTGATGGTTGCGAACGGTGCAAGCAATACCGGTTTCCTCGTTGTCACCGCCGGTGGTGTGGTGAGTGTGAAGAACATGGGTAACAGTGGTTCTTCAGACGCTCGCAGCGGTAGCGTGTGCTGGCCTGTTCAGAGGCAGTACTGAATATTACTCGATTTGAATCATAGTGGCGTGCCGCCCGTGGCTCGCACCTCGACGTTCTTCGGAATCGGAACGACGAAGCTTCCCAACGGACGGATTACGTCATTGGCCGCCATTTGTGGGCCTACCAAGATTGAGCCAGCGTAGTTGCCGTTCAAAGTCAACTCAACGCCTCGTCCGGTGAAATTCTCGAACTCCGCCTGACCAAGTTCAACGGACTCTGATACGCCGAAAGTCCCAGTTTTTGGCAAATATACGCTGTACGTATTCACGCCGACATGGGAGATAAACGAAGACAACTTTACGCTGATTAACCGCAGTTTCGGGTGCCAGAAAATACTGCTTCCCCCGCCGTATGCAATCGGAGTGAACGACGATTCGTTTTGGAATTTCAGGTCGAATCTATACCAACGGTCTTCAGGTTCAGCTTCCCACGAGCTGTCGCTTCTGACATGTCTAAAATAGAGACTATGACTGATATTCTCACTGCAATCATCGGCGTAGGCGGCGTGGCTCTCGGAGGACTCATAACATGGCTAGCCAACCGTAGGTCAGACCTCACCAGCGCATATCAGGCACTAGTCTCAGCGCAAGGGAACATGAAACAGCAGATAGACGCCCAAGACCAGAAAATAAGCGCTTTAATCAAAAACCGTGATACGATGCAGTACACGATTGACTTGGAGACGGGCTATATTCGTGCGTTGGGGCACTGGCTGTCCAAGTTTTGCGAGATTATCGAACCTGAATTTTTGGAGAATCATCCTAAACCGTCGTTGCCCGATGATCTACGCGACCGTATCGCGTCCCTTGAGGAACTGGCCGGAGACAATGACTAGCCGAGCCGGTTCATGTTCCACGTTCCATCGCTTTGTCCATAATGGGCATTATCGGCCCAGTTGATATACTGGAACCATGCGCCGAACCGAACTCATAGCCCTGATACTCCTAGCAATCGTACTGGTCGGCGCTATAGTGCTGGGAGCATACGCTATCATCATCAACGCCGCCAATCTTCTCAAGCTTTTCATCATGGTTTGGTACGCGCTGACCCTCTGAAAAGGAGAAAACAATGACCTATCAGGATATTACGCAGTACAACAGTCCCAACTACACCAGTGGACGCCCCTACGGCATCCACTACATCGTCATCCACTGGTGGGACGACCCGAGCAATCACCCCGCGTTCGAGGCAGTTATCAACACCCTGTGCGACCCGAACCGTGGCGCGTCCGCCCACTACATCGCGGAAGCCGGTCGCGTGGCCTGCATCGTTGACCCTGACAACCGAGCTTGGCACGCTGGCGACGGCGTGAACGTCGGCTCGAAGGGAAACGACCAAGGTATCGGCATCGAATGCAACCCACGCCAGTCGGACGGCGATTACGAGACAATTGCCGAACTGATTCGTAACCTCCGCGCCGTATACGGCGACCTGCCGCTTATCCGTCATCGTGATTGTTCCGCGACTCAGTGCCCCGGCACCTATGATCTCGACCGACTCGATAAACTGGCGCGTGGCATGAGCGCTCCTGCTCCGTCTACTCCAGCGTCTGGCACGTATACGGTACAGTCGGGGGACACGCTGAGCGGTATCGCGGCCCAGCACGGGACTTCGTGGCAGACTCTCCAGCAGCTTAACGGCATTGCCGACCCTAATCTGATTTATCCGGGTCAGGTGTTGAAACTGCCGGGCGGCGCACCGGCACCGTCCGTTACAACGTACACTATCCAGCCCGGTGACACGTTGAGTGGTATCGCCGCCCAGTACGGTACCAGTGTTTCCAGTCTGGTGGCGTTGAATGGTATCGCTAATCCTGATGTGATCTACGCGGGCCAAACAATTCGCGTCAAGTAGACTATTCGATAGGAGGTTTGTTATGAGCATGAATACTGGTGAACCGACACCGGACACTACGATTACGAATGAGGTGGCGGACGGCAATGATGATTACGTGCCGACGTTCAACGCCGCGACTCGTAAGTGGGCGTATCTTGTTTCCGGTCTGGTTGGTATCGCCGGTGCGGTGCTGAGTTTCGTGAGCGCCGTGCCGGACGTGCCGTCGTGGGTGGCCGTCTTGGGTGGCGCTTGCGCTCTGGTCGGTTCCGGCGTGGCTGGAATGTTCGGCGTCCACTACGCAGGCATCTCCAAGTGAGGTAAATAAATGACAATTGCATCCGACTTGTTCCGCACCGTCACCGTCAAGATTAACGATATCAGTCAACAGCTCCCGTACATTGTGGTCAATCAGGCGGACGATAACGGCAAAATCATTCGTTTCGTCCCAATGGATCACGGGCAAACGGTCACTGGGTTCACCGGCGCTCGCCTGTATTATCCGCCGCGATCTGACAACCAGTATGGTGATTACGTGACCGGTGTTGAGTCTGACGGTGCTTGGGACTTCACTATCCCCGTGGGTGTCTTGAGAGCGTGACGAGTCGGGTGCAACCTCGCATTTATCGACGGTGACGGCGAAACATATACCTGAAATGTCGTGTTTCTTGTCGAACCGGCAGTGTCTGGGGTTTTCGACCCGCAGGATGGTCAGCAGACACGTCTGGACAAGGTTATCGGCACCGTGCAGAATGTCGCGGATACGGCTATCGACAGCATCAACCAGACCGCTAGTAACGCTGTGGAGAACATCGGTAAAGCCGAGGAATCCCTTAACGAGAGTGTGACGGATGCTCGTGGTTCAGCTGATGCCGCCGCGAACAGCGCCCAACAGGCTGCTAATATTGTCGCGTCCGTTTCCGGTTCCGTCACTCAGGCCGAAAACGCCGCGCAGTCGGCTTCGCAATCAGCGGCGTCTGCGGCTGGTAGTGCGAGTGCTGCCGGTGGGAACGCTCAAGCCGCTGCGGATAGTGCGAGCAAGGCCGGAGAGAGCGCGACTGCCGCGAAGGTTTCCGGACCAATGCGGCCCAGAATGCCGTGGACGGTTTCGGTTTGGAGGTCGGTACGACGACCACGGGCAATCCGGGTACGGATGCCGCTGTCGATATTCAGAAGACCGGCACCAAGTATACGGCGAACTTCACCATTCCTCGCGGTAATGTCGGGCCTGCCGATTATATCGTAGGAACGAGAGGAATGATATACTGTTATTGCTCCTTTCGGGCGATGGTGTGATGACCGAATGAATTAGCCCGGCACTGGTCTTGATGACTGGTGCCGGGCTAATTGTTTTTTTTTAATTGCTTAAGAGCAATTTTTTACATCGGTATTCGCTGAACACTGGAACTTCTTCGGGGTGGTCATTGTAGGCGCTGACCAGCCAACCGTTCTCATACGATTCCTTAGGGTGAGCGTGTATACGCCCGTGGCATCCCATCGTACCTGACCCGCACACGGTAATCAGGTTGCTGGGCAGGTTCAGTCCTTCCCAAGCGTGTGAGCGCATACGCCTATGATGCAGGTTGAACGCGGAGGCGCTTAACGTTCTTCCGCAGATGAAGCATCTGCCGTGGTCTCGGTTGAACACCTTCATACGGGTTTCGATGTCAGGATCTGTCTTGCTCAATTGAACACTCCCGTGCAGTGGAAGAACGACAGATTAACCGGAGAGATCAGACGGAACGAGTATTGTTTCGGAGTCCCGGATTCTGCTTCGCGTATGGGCGTGGTTTCTGCTCCATCGATACTGTTCAAGATTTCGTAGACTCGGAGGAACGCTCCGGAGTTTTTAAAGCCGATCTGCCCGAATGTGAGTTCCTGCCCGAGTCCGTGAGTGTCGATGATCTTTTGGACTTCCGGTTTCTTCTGTAGGAGGTTGATGATCGAGGTCAGATAGTTGATGGTTTCCATTGTTGCTCCTTTGGTGTGATGATGATGATTGGATTAATCGTGCAAGGTTCTAGTCTTTGGTCAGGATGTCATAGCCGAGGTGTTCGGCCAACCGCAACCGGTATTGCTTTTGCGGTTTACGGCGTCCGGTTTCCCACATGGCTATTACGTTTGGGCTGGCTACGCCGATTCGTTCGGCTAGTTCCGCTTGTGAATATCCGTGGCGTAGACGCCAGTATTTGATGCACTGGCCGATGGTCACGCGGTCGCTGATGGTCGCGTAGTCAATGGGGATGTTGCCAACGGTTTGTCGGGTGAAGAACTGGCCGGTCTGGCTGTCCTGTTCAACGGTGACTTCTTGACCGTTGATTACTGTTTTGATCTTGTTTTGCTTACGCATGTTTTACCTCCCCACAATGTGATATATTTATTATATCACATTGTTTGTGTTTCGCCAAACAGTTCACTAATGGCTTCGCGCCCGTCGTCGGTCAGAGCGAACCGCCAGCAATGGCGATGCCGACTGTCCACACCATCCCGATCAACACGGCACACATGACCGGAACGTTCAAGCTCGATCATGCGCGCCCTCAATCCCTGCGGAGTGTCGTCATACTTCGCCAAGACCGCCATGCGTTCGACTTCCTCGTGGGTAAGCGGTCGTTTCGCCATCCAAAGAATCAACAGCACATGAACCTGTTGCAGTCCGAACATTACGCCACCGTCGTTTCAGCGGAGTGGCGTAGGAACGCGGCAATACTCGCCGCCACAATCCACCCGGCCACCCATTTGACTCCGAACCGTACCCGGTTGATCTTGGCGGCCATCGCCCACACCGGGAGCGACACCCACGGGCTGAGACACCAACCGCAGTAGGCGAGTTCCCCGAGACTCCCCACGTAATCCTTGGCCCATGTGGGGAGCGAACTGGGCAGGCTCTCGGTCTTTACGGTGAGCTTGCGGCGGAGCGCTGAGAACACGTAGCCGGGGCCGGGAGAGAGCTGCACGACGGTGGTCGCGTATCCAGCCGTGATTCCAGCGGAAAGCACGGCAGTCCACCAATTGCCATCATTTTTCATCGGTTCTCCTTTCCTCGTGGCGACGCCAGCAGTTATACCGCTTGTCGTAATCCGCGTACATGGTTTCGTAAAGCTGCTTTGCCTCTTTGGTGGCTTCGGCGTAACTGAACCCGTGGTGTTCCAAGACGTATTGCGCGGCACTGACCCAGATGGAGCGGCGCACGTGTTGATACCAACGGTCGAACAGTTTGCCACACACTTTGTCGTGTTTGTCGTCTCCGAGAAAGTCGGCAACGCTCTCCACCACGAACTTACGCAGACTGTTCACTGTGATACGGTTCCGGTTGAACAGTTCCAGCACATCGCTGGTGAGAGTGTCAGGCTTCATCAGCAGCCTCCTTTTCTTCGGTTTCGTCGTCCGCCACATAATCGGCTAGGCTGATGTCTTTCGGCGTGAGGTAGATCAATCCGTCCAGCAAGATCATCGGATAACGCACGGTTACTCCTTGGTCTTTGGCTATGGTGCGTATCGCTCTGGCGGTGGGACTCCCAGACGGCACGATACGGAGCCTCCGACCCATCTGCTGTGCGTACACGCGGCACCCCACCAGATAACCGGCGTCCTGCCAGTTGCACGTGGGGCATCCGTCGAACAAGGCGAACATGTCATGGCTTTCAAGAATCGTTGCGGTTTTCATCAGAACGTCATCTCCAGAGCGTCGGCCAGCACATCGGAGATATGGAGCGTGGCCAACTGGCGACTCTTATGCTCAGCGATCTGTTCGGTGATGTCCTTACGGTACACGGGAATGACCTGATGGTTAGCTTCTCCGACAACGCGCGGGTCGTACATCGAGAAATACAGGACTTCCAGCGAATCGCACACCACGAAGTATTGGAGCACCTGCGCCTTGTACTGGTCGGGGAGGAAGTCGAAGCCGGTAGCCTTGCTGTCGAGCGTGTACTCGGGCAACACCTGTTCGATGGCTTCGACCAGTTCAGGCTTGAGGTTGGCGATATGGGATCGCATGGCGTCGGTGTGCATCATCCACGGTACGACGGTCTGCAAATGGTAGGCGGAGCCGAGCGACTTGCATTCGATGGCCCACGTCGGCTTCTCAGTGTTCTCGTAGGCGTCTGGACTGCAAGCGATACGGTCATCATCGTCACTCTCCCAGATACCGCAGTCGGTGACGCAATCGCCGGGGTCGAAGCCGAGCGTTTTGAGTGTGATCTGGATGTTCTCGGGTTCGAGACGGTGGCCGCGTTCCATCGGCGGTTCACCGTCCGCTGGTTCGGCCCACAGTTCCGCTAGGAATTTCCAGAAGTCAACGCCGACTTTCAGCCGCTTGTTCTTGGCTTCGGCTTCGGTAATCTTGATGTCATACCCCTGAGCTTTGTTGTAATACTCGTTGGCCTTGTCGGGCGTCTTCGCTTTCTTTGCCTGTTCCAACGCTTTGTCTCGGTATTCCACGAGTTTGTTCACGTCGGTCTGGGTGTAGTGTTCCAATGCGAGTCCGCCGCTTTTAGTGCCGGTGATACGGCCCATGCGTTCGTTGAGCCATGCTTCGGTTTCGGTGGCTTGCGATACATTGATGATCTTCATTGTGGTTGTCCTTTCTGTTGGGTGTGGGCGGGTGATGAGTCCCGCCCAGCCGAATGCGCCGACAGTGTATGGACCGAGATGGGTCGGCGCGTGGATAATAATCGATATTCAGTTATGGTCCCCGCCAGCCGACGGTGAACGTGGATGTCCGCGAAAAACATCCCAATGGTTTGTTTTTTGTTGGACTGTCGGCTGGCGGGAAGTCTTTTAGTCGCGTGGGGCGAACCGCACGATCAGCCATAGGCCGGTCAACAGGTAGATGACGCTCACAAGGACGGTGGCCGTCTGCGAATCCGCCGTCCTCCACGTGAACAGCAGGGTCATGCTGCTCACGAATCCGATGATGGCGGCTGCGAACTTCAGACGGCGGAGCGTGTAGTTCGGCTTCGTTGCTTCGGGTTTGCTGTCGTGGTTGTTCTTCTGTTGATTCATTTCAGATCCTCCAATTCCTTGGTTCATTTCACATTCGGTTGATGGCGTTCATCAGATTCCGGAAATCGGTTTGGGTGAGTCCACGCCATCCCCTGACCTGACGGTTCAGAGTGCCGTTGATGAACTCGCCGCGCGCCTCGGACGGTATGTTGTGGACGCCCATCGCCTTGACCAGCTCGGCGTACTGTTCGGCGCTGATGGTACGGTCGGCAGTATCGTAACGCTGTTCCGCATACGCGCCGTCGTCGTCCTTGTCTGGGAAGATGCCCAACACCGCGTAGAGACTGTAGCGGCGGGCGTAGGTGATCGCGCTGCCGACCTGCTGGGGGTCGCCGGTCACGAAGAACGGGTAGGAGCAGGCCACCATCTGTTCTTCATCGTCGAAGATGATGGTCTCTACTGTTCCGATGACCTGTCGCGCTTCTCCCGTGTTGTCGAACGTGACGCGCTGGCTGAACGCCAGCCCGTGCTTCTCGAAAACGGGTTTGATGGTTTTGAGTATTGTGGCGAGGTTGAGGTACTTGTAAGTCCGGTTGCCTGCCTGTGCGGTTTCGTCGGTGACGAAGTTGGGGACTTCGTTGAGGACTTTCATGAACTTGTTGCTGAGGTTGTTGGTTGCCATCTCAATGTTCCTTTCTGATAGTGTGATGATATATAAGGTACCTCGCGGCTGCTGGCCGTCTGCCGCGAAGTCGCCTGTTTTTGCCGCGCGTCATGTCAGACCTCGACTAGCGTGTAACGGTCCCCGTCTTCCGGGTCGGTATCCTACCGGTAGTCGCAACCCCTCCAAAGGCCCTTGCCGGTGTTGGCGTCGGCGAGAAGAAGCACATCCCACGCGTCGCTCTGCGCGATGACGATGGGCTTGATGGAGATGGCTTCGTTGGTGTTAATGTCGATTGCGGTGGTCATTTTCTTTTTTCCTTTCCTTGATGATCGATGGGCGTGATTGGTAGGCTCACGCCCGAAAGCCCGGAATGTAGGGAGACTACTTACGTTCCCCTCACGCCTCACTCTGCAAGCAGTTCGGAAACCGCATTGTCAAACTCTTCGGAGAACAGCCAAGTGCGGTAGAAAACCTCAAGTTTTTCAGGATTATCAAGGGGTTCGTCGTAAGCGTACTCGCTAGCGACGAACCTATCCCAGTCATCTGAGAACATGACGTTTTGCATGTTCTCGGAACTCTTGCTGGCGTTGCACGTCCAAGAATCGTCATCGTTGCCGGTAACTGGAAGTTCAACGTCGTCATACTGGTCCCAGCACCATTGGTAGGTCGGCGTAATGCCGTCCGCATAATCCTTGAGGGTTTCAACGATTTCATCCCGCAAGTCGGAACGGTATGCCGTTGCGAAAGTGTTTTCATCACGCATTTCGATACTCCTTGTTTATGGAATAGATCAAGCCTTATTGCTTGATATATTTATTATATCACATTGTGTCTTGTGATGCAAACAAAAAAAGGCCGGGACTCGCCCGGACTGTAATCACTCTTCCTCGGCGTCTTTCCTTGCTATCTCGATGAGCTTGGAAACCGCAGCAGCCATATTCTTGATTCCATTACGTGAAGCGAACGCTGTCACCTGATGAACGAACTCGTCGTACAATTCCATAGGAACCAACCCGAGCATATCCGCGTTGCAATCATCCACGAACTGTTCAAGTTCCTCGTATTCGCGAGTCAGAAACAAAAACTCCACGTTCTTATACTCGTATTTCACATTCAAACCGTTCAGGTTGACTTGCTGCGGTTCGACGTGCGGTAGGCTGTCCTGATCAAGCCCGCTCAACAACAAGTCGTCTACGTTGTCCATCTGAGTGACCAACTGCGCCAGTAGTTTCTCGTCGGCGTGGCCGGTGAGTTCGTTGGCGGCGATCTGTTTCGCAGTGATGGTTGAACGAGTCATAGGTTTCGTGTCCACAATGACCGGGATGCGCTGTATACCGGCGCGGGCGGCGGCTCTTGTACGATGATGGCCCGAAACAATACTTATCGGCCCTTCTCCGTTCGGCTGCGAACAGTACGGCAATGACTCCAGCATCCCACGTAGCTTGATGTTCTGTGTCAGAGCGTCGAACTTACGCGGTTCCATGACCTGCGCGTTCAGGTCTTGTTCCTTGAGATTGACCACATCAACCCACTTGATTACCAAACCGTCGGCTATGGTCATTTCTTGCGACGTGTCGATATCGGCCATTATTTCCTCCTGTTCTCCTTGGCTAGGAACTGTCCGAGAATGTTCCTTAAGCCGATCTCGTCGTGCCAATCGCTCTTATACTGCAATTGGTACTGTCCGTTCTTACGGTCGCGTCTGTCCAGCTTCATCAGGCCGCGCAACCCCTTCGCCTCTGGGTATCGCGTGTACTCAACGGTTGCCAGCTGATCGCACGCATCAACGATGAGCTGCGACTTGGGCGTAGCGCAGAGCTGGAACGTGGAACGACGCAACGCTATCATCGTGACCAGCTTCGTAAGCCGATACCGTTCGTGGGATACACCGAACGCTTGACGCAATACCGCATATCGAGTCGTGTACATAAAGTTCGGCAAACCATATCCGATGATCCCGGCAACGTAACCGTCGATTAATACGAGAACACACATCGAACTTACGTTTCCCGATATCCTGTGCCGCATGACTTGCAGGTACGAGTCTTGGGCCGCGCTATCATGCAACGGTACGACCTCGATTTCGGAACGTTCGGTAATCCGATGATCTCTGGGCAATATCGGTATCGGTATCTCCGACGATTTCGACGCCGCCACAGTCACCATGTTCCCGCCGACAAGACGTTTGATCTCGTTCGGACGGTTGGAATTCATGTAAATCACACTGTCCAGCCCCAGACGCCTAGCGTATACCGGGCTAGTCGTTGCGGCGTTTCCGGGCGTTTGCTGCTGCTGGCATATCAGCAACGCCTTACGACCATCGAACAGCTTACAGAGCTTGGGAATATCTACAGGAGCGTTGAACACGTTGTATTCAGGTTCCGCCCATTGGAACCTACCCCCGGTATCGAAGAACTTTTCATAAGCGCCCGGATACGTAGGAGGATTGGCGAACACGATGGTGTGCGGATCGTCCATGATACGTTCCGCGTACTTCATCGGGTCGTTGGCCTCATATTTCACCCCACCCAGTCTGACCATATTCGATGCGATTCGCTCCCGTAACTGGCCGACGTGTTCCGAGTCGTTGATGTCAAGATCAGCCAGAAGCTCACGGTAGTAATCGACATCTTCGTGCTTGCTGAGACGCATACGGTATTGCGCCATGATTACGGTAGCCGCGTCATCCGCAGCGTTCCCGGAGAGCGGTACTGGTGAACCGTCAACCGTTGCTCCCATTTCAGTGAGAGGCGTCCCGCTATACGCATATCCGAGCGCTGCGGTGTACGCCCACACGTCGCACGCCTCGATCTGCTCCGGCTTCCAACCGTTCTCAACGGCGACCATGCAGTTCGCGAAGGCTCCGGCGTACAGTTCGACGTATCGCGTATACCCTGACGCGAGTGCCTGCCTAAACAGATTCCCGTTCCAATCACGTTCGGGCTTATCCCAAGTGTTGAGGAACAGTATGGACGGTGAGTTGAAACCTGCCATCAGACCGCCCCCCAAGAGTCGAACTTGGTGCCTCCCAATTCGAGATTGGGCGCTCTATCCGGTGAGCTAGGGGCGGAATAGCGACGGTCATTAGAATAGCACATTTTGGGCGGCCTCCAAACCTTTTTGTAATTCCTTGACTTCTTCACCGGTCTTTTCCTGCCACCATTGGGCGAAAATCGTTCGGTGGCACAAGCCTTTTCTTACGTCATCGAAGCATAGAAGCACGATGTCTTTACCTCCGTTGAGTTGCGATATCGTTTCAAGTTCCGTTCTGATGCGGGCGACACCGTGCGAGTCCAGCATGGCACGATACCGTTCGGTGAATTCTTCGTCGGTTCCCTCCATGAACCATCGGCCCGGCGTTACCGTTTTCGCTGATGCTGCGATGTCGTATGGTAGTCGCCATCGTGGCGAACCGTACGTTATGCGTACCGGTATGCCTTGAGCAGGATTAAAGTCGCGGTATCGGTTTGTGTAGATCTTCATATGCATCCTTTCCATGTGTGATATATACATTATATCACATTGTTAGTTCTGTTGCAAATTGCCACCATTCTCAGCGTCCGGGAAGAACTCACGTTCCAGAGCCTCCACACCACCTGCGGCACCCCAATACGCGCGCTTCGCCCGCAGAACAGTCGCCACGTCCGCAGACATGGAATCTGGAAGCCTCCGAGCCATCCAATTCGACAACTGCGCTTCACTCCGCTGCTCCTTCCTATGGGCCCTCCAATTAACCGAGTTAGCCAACCAGACGGGCAAAGTCCGCACGTACTGCAACGGCGTACCCTCGCACGACTCCACGAAACGTTTCGCCGCCCTCATAAGCGCGTCTGCACCGACCTCATCGAACGCCTGATTGAAGCACTGAATGAATTCGTTGGACACTCGGCACTTCTTCGGCCACAATGCCATAAGCGCCTTGAGCGTGTCCCCCGAATGGCAGGAGACTGTGATTTTTTCTTCTTCGCGCGAGTATTGTTCTTGGGTTTTGTTCTTATGGGTATTGTTCGTCAAAACCTCGTTTTGGGGTAGGTCAAAAGCACGTTTTGAGGGGTCAAAAGCAGGTTTTGGGGTCGGTTCAGGGTCAAAAGCAGGTTTTGGGGTCGGTTCAGGGTCATAACCCTGTTTTGGGGTCGGCTTCCACAGCGAGACGTGATACCGGTTGGCCCTGCCATCGGACTTGACCCGTCGAATGTAACCCAATTGTTCAAGCACATTGAGGCTCTTGGATACCGTGGGTTGTGAGCAACGCGCTATCTTCGCCAGCCGCTCCAAGCTCGGCCAACAGATGCCGGTGTTGTCGGCGTGACGTATCAGCGCCATGTACACCAGCAGATCGTAGCCGCCCAACCGGTCATCGTCCACCGCCCAATTCGGCAGCATCGAAAAACCAGTGTTCTGTGTTATACTCGTATCGGACATGTTTTCCACCTTTCTGTCAGCGCCTCTTTTCCGTTCTATCTGGGAGGCGCTTACTTTATTTGACCATATTTGGCTTCTATTTGACGCTATTTTTTTTTTGCGTATATATTTATTATATATTACGACGACACCACTTGCAATCGAGTACAATATAATGTATATTTTTAATTATGAACGCTAAAGACTACACCGCAACGGTGGAGCAGTACGCGGAACGCTGGCACCTCAACATCCAGACGGTACGTAGATACTGCCGTGAGAAACGACTGCCTTACATCAAGGTAGGCCACCGCTACTACTTCAACCCCGACATCACACCACTACCGGTAGGAGAAACAATCAACGATGAATGACCCAAGAATCACACTACCGCTCGCACGCTTGGCGGCAGACCCCGAACGCAAACAAGCCCGCAACGGCACCCCTTACATGCTTATTCGAGTCGCCGCCACAGGCGGACACATGGACAAGAACACGAAGCAATGGGTGGACCACGACACCATGTGGGCGACCATCTTCGAGTATGACATGAGACTGGCGGAAACCTACGAACGCATGTTGCGCAAGGGCACACCGGTACTGGTCGAGGGCGTCCTGAAATGGAAGACCGGTACCGACAATCATGGTCAGCCTCGCACTGACTTCATCATCGAACACGCGACCATCAGTCTCGCCATGCTCAAGGCGAAGAACCAGCAGACTCAGCAGTCCGGCACTCAATGGCCGGGAACAGACCAGTTCGGCCCGACCGACTCATCCAACCAGATCGACAACGAATGGGACGTGTCCCAATGGCAGTGAACGTCACCGAGAAAAACAAGACGCTCAACGAGATCATCGACTGGTGCGAACAGCTAGAAGTGGAAGGCCTGAGATTAGCGAGCGATCTTCTGATGCAGCATGACATGGCAGCATACGGTGTCATGCAGGGACAAATCAATGCATACGAAAAGACAGCCGACCACTGCCGTTCTTTGCTCGGCTACACCGGCTCCATGCCGTCCGAGGTGCCTAACCAAAGCGAGGATGCGAAATGAGCGCGTACCAACCTGTTCTTGACCCCGCCTGCGGAGGACGAATGTTCTGGTTCGACAAAGCGGATGATCGCGTGCTTTTCGGCGATGTACGCGACGAAAGCTGGGAATTATGCGATGGGCGTAGGTTCGATGTCAATCCGGACATGCTGATGGACTACCGTGACCTTCCATTCCCCGATGAGACGTTCCGCATGGTCGTTCTTGACCCGCCGCACCTGCGTAATGCGGGGGATACGAGCTACATGGTGCAGAAGTATGGTTGTCTCGATCAAGAGACGTGGAAGACTGACCTCAAGACCATGTTCAGCGAATGTTTCCGCGTATTGAAGTCTTACGGGACGCTGATTTTCAAATGGAATGAGACGCAGATACCCGTCTCGCAGATTCTCAAGCTTACCGACCACAAGCCGCTCTTCGGCAACAAACAGCCAAACCGTACCGGCACACATTGGATTGTCTTCATGAAGGAGGACGCGAAATGAATAAACGGTACAAGGTTTGCCCACTGCTTGACGAGGCCAACGCTTACGAGCGTGGCATGGATGATGATTTGACTTTTCAGACGGTTCGGGAGCTTGCCGGTACAGCGTACATGGCCGTACGTTCCGCTCCACCAACCGCCGTTGAGATTGAGGTCGTGGCGAAAAGACTGTGTTACCTCTCACAACCGCCACTCTGGTTCCCGACCGAGCCGCCAGCCGAACAAGAGAAGAACCTATGGCGGAACATGGGAACGTGCGACGCGCAAGACGAATGGCTTGACAAAGCACGAGACCTGCTCGAAATCGCACGGAAGGCGGTAACCGAATGAGCAAGACGATCAAATACGTGGAATGCGCCAAATTCGGAGAGGTTGTCGGCACATACTACGTCACATGCCCGTACTGCGGATTCAAGCTGGCCGCGCGCAAGCCGACAGACATGGATCCGCTGTATGGCATGACCGACAGCGAATTCTACAAGCGATTCGGGAGCATGTGATGGAAGACGTTGGAATTCTTCCTTGGCCCCCACCGGACTTGGTGGAGATCGCGGAAGCATTGGACATCATAGCCCAGCCGCAACAAGGAAACCGCCACGCCAGACCAACGAGCCTGCCAGATGGCGAAACAACTCAACAAGGAGAAATCATGAGACACGATAAACCGGAAACCATGTGCAGTTTGGAATGGTTGGCACACGAACGCCGCAAGGCATGGCAGGAAGGCTACGCAGCCGGATGGAAAGACCAAGAATGCGACTTTCCGAAATATACCACTGACAACCCGTACAAGGATACCATCGAATGAAACACAACCCGTTTGGAATCCTGTTCACGGTCACGTTGACGGTCTGCCTGTGCGTCGCCCCTATCATCATATTCGCCATCAGTTAAGGAGGAATCATGAAATTCACGAAACGTGCCTACGTCAAGGTGTGGCAGAACTGCCCGGAAGATAAACGCGAAGACACTACCATAACCCTCTATGACTACGAGGACGCGAACGAACTCAACAGCATCCCGGTCGCCCTGCTCTATCTGCTGGAACGACACGCATTCGTCAACAGTATGGACGAATTCGACATCCTCGAACGCTGTCTCACCGCTGAATCATTCGACCTCATAGGCTTCGTGAAAACATACCGGGACATGCCCAGCAAAACCGGAGACTTCTGGACGCCCATGAAGTTCATCACCTCCAGCCCGAAACCAGTGGACGGCATCCCACCCGTCTCATACTGCCCACGTTACGGAGCGTTGATCTGGCCAGACACCACACAACGCCACATCAACGGACAAGCAGAAAACGACGCAGAATACTACAGGCGAATTCTCGAAATCTACAAGAACAACCCAGACCCGCTCTTCTACCACAATTGCGATCAACGATTCAAATACGTCGGCCAAGACCAACTAGCCTACAAGCATCAAAGCAACCGTGCCGACATCCTGCGCACGCTCAAGCTCAAGGCAGAGACGCAACCAACGTTCGATCTGGCGGAGATCAACCAATGACCGGCGAACCATTCTCATTCAGCCTGTTCATTCCCGGCATACCCGCAAGTAAAGGCTCCTACCAGCCGATTACCGGCAGGAGCCGCACCACCGGCAAACCCGTAACCCGCCTCATACCAATGGACAAAAAGGAACGACCTTGGCGTGACCACGTGCGCGACACCATCCTCAGCCACGAACACCCAACCATTCCCCACGACTCATACGTAACAGTAGAAACAACGTTCTACCTACCCCGCCCCAAAACCATCCCACCCCACAAACGAAAACACCCCACCGTCAAACCAGACATAGACAAACTCCAACGCGCCCTATACGACGCCATCACCGAAACCCACATCTGGCACGACGATTGCCAGATCACCGACGTAACCAGCCACAAACGCTACGCCGACACCACCCCCACCGGCGTATCCCTCACAATCACATGGAAACCAAACCAATGAAAAAACCAAACGAATTCGACTACTTCCGCAACACCACACCCGGCTACAAGCTAGGCCGCATCCTCGGCGGCCTACTCATCACCCTAGCCGTACTCCTCATCACCACCGGCACCATAGCCCTACTCAAACTACTCATAACCTACATCCTCGCGTAAGGAACCATCATGCCAATCAACCAACACTAACAACAAACTAAACCCAAGAAAGCATAAAATACCCCTATGAGCAACGTAACCAGAGACGCCCACGGCAGAATCACCGGAGGCGTCAACAACCCGACCGGCAAAGGCGGCTTCCAAGAACGCCCACAAGACCGAAGCCGTAAATGGACAAAACGCGGCAGCGTGAAATACAACCTCCAACAATTCCTTGAACTCACGAACGAGGAACTCGCGGAATGGGTGCAGCGTATGGACGAACTGACCCAAGCCGAACAGATCGCCCTCCGTCGTGTACTCGAATCGAAGAAGGACGGTGAGAAAGCATTCCGCGCCTATCAGGACATCGCCAACCGTACCGAGGGAATGCCACGCCAACAGGTTGACCAGACGGTGCAGATGTACGAGCCGCCAACAATCAACGTCACAGTGAAATGAACAAACCCGAGCCTACTATTCTCAATAAGGCTCGGGTTTCATCGAGTGAAGACCAGCCTATTGAGAATCGCGCGCACATTATGAAACAAAACGGAACATTCAACCTCGTAATCCCCAAAGCATACGAAGACCTATTGTTCTTCCTCCATGACCGCGACAACCCACCATACCGCTACTACGACTACAGCGGAGGCCGTTCGAGCGCGAAAAGCACCAGCGTCGCCATAGCCCTAGCGCTCGAAGCCAGCATGTGCCCCACCCGCATCCTATGCACCCGCGAATTCCAGAACAGCATTCAGGAAAGCGTCAAACAGCTCCTAGCCGACATCATCAACCGCTACGAACTTCCCGGCTTCACCATCACCCGCGAACAAATAACCCACGTGAACGGCAGTGTGTTCTGGTTCAAAGGCTTGCACGAAGACCCGGAAAGCACACTAAAAGGCATCGAAGGCGTAGACCGATGCTGGATAGAAGAAGCGCAGTTCATCACCGACCACAGCCTAGACGTGTTACTGCCGACCATCCGAAAGAACGGCAGCACCATCATCTTCACCCGTAACCCACTGACCCCGGAAGATTCGATAACCACACGTTTCGTCACCCACCCCAGCAAGCTCACCCAACAGCGCACCATCCACCATCACACCACATGGCGGGACGCCGAACAGGCCGGAATACTCCCGGAAGAAATACTGCGACAAGTCGAGGAATCACGAAACAACCCAGACTTCGCCCACATCTGGGAGGGAATGCCATACGAGAAAACCATCAACCAGATCATAAGCTGGCAGCAACTCACGGCAGCGACCGAACGCCAACCGCAAACAGACGGCGGCGTAAGCTTCGGCGTTGACGTGGCCCGATACGGAGCCGACAGAACCGCCGTAGCCATCGTAAAGGGACGCCACCTAGTAGACCTCGTGAGCTGGAGCAAGACCAGTCTTGTCGAAACAGCGGAACGCATAATCACCCTTGCCGGAACACATCATCCAAGCATCATCAACGTGGACGATACCGGCGTGGGCGGAGGAGTAACGGATATTCTCCGCAGCCGAAGCCAACCAGTGAACGGCGTCAACTTCGGAGCCAAGCCCAAGCATCCCGACCGCTATCCGGCAGTCAGTTCGGAATTATGGTTCGAGTTTGCCGAACAGCTTTCGGAAATCACCATCAACCCGAATCTGGAACACCGAGCCGAACTGTTTCAGGAACTCAGCACCCGTGAATGGGCAATCAACAACAGAAACCTACGCGAAGTGCAGCGGAAGAAAGACTACAAAACAGAGAATCAGACTGGTAGCCCCGATCTAGCGGACAGCGTCCTTCTCGCCTACTACAAGCCGCTGCAACTTCCATCGTGGGACGTTGCTGTTTGCTAGGTTTATGCGTTGCACCCGGTAGACTAGACGCAGGGTCTTATGACGAATCGAGGAAACTGTGAGCCTGCTGAACAATCTCCGTGAAGGTTTTATGAGCGCGTTCGACCGTAACCATGCGCCCAGCATGTCCCCCACACCGATGGGCGGCAACATTTGGCAGCCGATGGGCGGCAACACCATTCCACTGCACGACACCTACGACAACGTGTTCCCGTATGTGAACGCCATCGCCCAACGGTTCAGCACGGTAATCCCCTACGCCGTGGACTCGGACAACCGGCGCATCGACCCGGCCCCCGCACCGTTGACCGCGCTCTACGCGCCCAACGACACGTATTCATGCTTGGAATTCCTCAAGATCGTTTGCACCACCATCCTCACCCAATCCCACTTGGACGTACTCATCTGGACAACTAACGGGCCGGGCGGAGACATTACAGCCGACAACATCATCGGATATACGCTGCTACCGTCGAACAGCCGCCAATACAATTCCACGCGCTCCGACTGGTATCATCGCGTCACGATGGACTTGGGCGACGGTGAACAAGTCTACGAATTCTCCCGAGACGAAACCATCGCCCTCAGCTACAGCCAGCATCCGAACGACCCGACGCGCGGCATCGCCCCCGCCATGACGGTGAAGAAGTGGGCGAACGTGGACGATATGATCGCCGACTATGAGCGTGGTTTCTTCGGTAACAACGCGGTACCCGCTGGAATGCTCGGCATCGTATCGGAGAACACCGAGGACTTCCAACGCAACCGCGACCGCCTCGAAAGCACATTCCGTGGCGCGGGCAACAACAACGGAATCGTGTACAACATGATTCCGGTTGACCCTATGACCCATAAGCCCAGCACCACCAGTAAACTGGTGTGGGTGCCGTTCCAGAACGCCAACGACAGTCTGGACTTGCAGACCGTGAACGACGTGGTGAACAACAGGCTGGCGAACGCTCTCGCCGTGCCGGACATTATTCGCGGCATCGACAACGGGCAGACTTACGCCAACGCCGAACAGGCCGAACGCGCGTTCATCGAGAATACCCTTAAGCCGTTGTGTATGACGGTGTGGGATAAATGGCAGTTCGAGCTTGACCGTATCACCGGAGGACTCGGCTACGGTATCACGTTCGATCTCAACCTGCCGTCCCAGACCGACGTGGAGAAGGTGCAGGCCGACATGCAGAAGGTACGTATCGACTCGCTGACCCAGCTTTTGAACATGGGGGCCAGTCTTGAATCTGCCGTGGATGCGCTCGGCCTCCCCGAAGCATATAAGCGTCTTGACTTGCACCAGCAGGCTCCGACGCTGACTATCCCAATAGCCGCGAAACGATATGCGCGTAATATCAAACCGCAGGAAACGGCAACCGAAACCCGTATCCTCCCCGCCACTCGCACCTACGTGAACCGCGTAATCCGCATGGCACGCCGCTCACAGAACGGGCTACGCGATGATCTGGAGGATATCGGCGACAAGTGGATAAACGACGTGGAAGACGATTTGATGAAGAACCTCGCAGCCTACGCACGCCGTACCGGCTACGAATTGGAGCAAGTCATTACCGTGTGGGCGGAAGTCCATCCGGAAAGTTCCATTGCCGTGGAAGTCGAGGGATATACTGCCGATAATTGGCGGCAACTCTACTTCTGGACTGAACTCCCCGACACCGTGCGTGAAGCCTACGTAGAACACTTGCGGAGCATCGCCAAGTCCACCAGCAAGACCATCACAAGCAACGTCCTAGAGTTACTGAACCGGGCCGACGTGGAACAGTGGGACGCAAAACAGTTGCGCGACCGTCTCGAACAATTAGGCAACGATCACGCCGAACTCATTGCCCGCTGCGAGACGGTGCAATCGCAGAGGCTCGGCAGCTTGTACAGCGCCCGCAATCTCAGTGAGACGCTCGGCGTCCGACTGGACAAGGTGTGGCATACTTCCGGTGATGGCAAAGTGTGCGAATTCTGCAACCACATGGAAGGCAAGCGAATCGCATTGGATGACACGTATATGGCCGAGAACGCCAGCGTCGAAATCGGCGAGCGCACCTACGTGAACAACTTCGAGAGTATGCAAACACCGAACGGACACCCCAACTGCCGATGCTACGAGGATTACGAGGTGGTGGAATCATGACGTATGACATCCATTGCAAACGCTGCGGACGCTACCTAGGCTCCTGCACCCGCGACACGATGGTTACGTTGAAGTGCCCGAACTGCAAAGGTTTGGACACGTACCGCATCGTGCTACTATGGAGTACAGAACATTAAGCCCATTAAGGACGTTCGACCGCACCACTACCTATTGAAAGGGCCAAGATGAAGACTCGCAAGAGCTTCTCCAACAGCGGTGCCCCTGAAACCAATGGTCGTAACCTCACCTTCCTCGCCAACAGCGGCAAAGTGATGTGCGACGGACTCACCGTAGACTTGAAGACACTGAAAGCGCCGTTAATCGACGGCACTCTGAAACTCGTGTCCGACCTCACCGAGTCCGACAAACTATCACTACCGCTCCTGATCGACCACATGCCCAGCATCGAATGCCAAGCAGGTGCAATCACCCGACTTTGGATGACCGATGACGGACTGATGGCCGAAGCGAAACTCAGCGAGGTCGACCAAGGCGAACGTATCCGCCAGCTTGCCGCCGACGGATGTTTGACCAACAGTTTCAGCATCACCGTTGAATTCAACCAGCGTCCCGGCAAGGACGGTATCATCCACGATGGCGAACTACTGGAAATCAGCGTCGGGTATCGT